TTGAAAAAATAGAAGAAATGGATGTGGTAGCAAGTTTTCAAATTGAACAACCTACAATATATATTTGGAAATCTTCTGAAAATAGTACATTTAAAGATATTGAAATAGATATTTTTAAAAGCTCTAAATTAGAAGCCGTTTATAAAGCAGTAATAGAATTTATAAAATGGTATAATAAGCAAAATAAATAATTATGGATAAAGCAATAATATCATTTAATGAATTTAAAAATAATTGGGAAAATGTTATATTAAAAGAAAAACCTGATTTTATTAGAAAAGGTCAATCTTTAATGAATTATTTAGGTGATGTATGGTTAGAAGAATATAAAAGAATTAGTTCTGTTCATTATTATGATATAACAAATATAGATTGTTTTTATAATGATAAATTAATAGATAATACATTAAAACATTTAGAAGAAATATGGAAATATTAGATAAAGAATTATTTGAAAAATATAGAAATAATTCTATTAGAATTAAACAAATGTTTCCTAATAATATAGGAATAGCTGAAGGAAAACCTATAATTTCTTTTAAAAATTGGAAATTATTTAGAATATTTTTCCATATGGTAATTATAAAAAATTAAGATGATGAAAATAATATATAATGAAAAAGTATTTGCTATTAATTTAATAACAGATACTTATAAAAATTTAAATCCTTTTGAAATTATAGATAAAGCTAAAGAAGATTTAGATGTAGAATTAACTAAAGAAGATATTTTAGATTATCTGCAAGTAACTGAAGATTTTGAACAAGCTAGTAACAAAATAGAAATAGGCTATAATATGAATAATTATGAAGAATAAAAAGAAAGTACAATGTCCTAAATGTTTGGGTACAGGTGAATTTTTTAATGGATTTGGAATGAAAAAATGTAAAATATGTAATAATGGTGTTATATCTAAAGATTTAGCTCAATCATATATAAATGAAGATATAATCTATGAATAAAAGTTTAATACTTAATTTTGAAGTATTAAAAGAACAAGATATAACTATAGAAGAATTTTTAAAGTTATATTCAATATATTCTAATAAAACCATATATTTAGTACAAGATATGATTGATTTAGAAAAACTTGAAAATAAACTATTTATAAAAAAAATAGAAAATAAAATTTATTTAAGAGAAAAATCAATAAAATTAATAGAATTTTTAAGTATTGAAATTGAAATGTCTTTTAATACGAACAAAAAAGAAATAAAAAAATCTAAACGTGTAATATCTCTAGAAGTAGAAGAAAGAATACATGAATTTAGAGATAAATGGAGAGGTTTAAAAGCTGGCTCTATGGGAAGTGAGAAATCCTGTAAAGAAAAATTAAACAGGTGGATGAAGGAAAACCCAAAGTATAGTTTTGAAGATATATTAAAAGCATCAGATTTATATTTAGCAACAGAAGGAGCAAATGTTAAATTTTTACAAAGAGCTGATTATTTTATATTTAAACAAGATTCTTATAAAAATGAAATGTCAAGATTATCTGCATTTATAGATGAAATTAATATAAATCATGTTCAAGATTGGACAAGTAATTTAAATTAAATAATATGACATTAAATGAATTTAAAAAATCAGTATATTATACTGAAAAAATGATAGTAATACCAATATTAGGTAGAATGAGAATTAATAAAGTTCAATTTATGAAACAAGGTAAATGGATACCTGAATTATTAAATATATATCTTTATGAATTATACGAAAATAATTATAATAAAATAAAAAATAAATGAGTTTATATAATAGAGTATATGAAAACTTAATTGAAAGAAGAGAAAGAATATTAAATGGAAAAATAAATTGTATTCCTTGGAATTTACCTAGATTTGAAAATCAACTTCCAGGTATAGAACAAGGAAAATATTATTTAATTACTGCAAATAGTTTTAGTTTATAAACAAACAAAAGCTACGCTAGATGGTGACATCTAGATGAGTATCCTTTGAATTGCTGGAAAATCTAAACAAGTAATGTTGTAGACAATCAGCAGCCAAGCTTACAGAGTAAGAAGGTTCAGAGACTAGTGCAATAAAGCACGTACACTATAAGTTAATGATAGTGGAAGCGGAGGACATCTCTATGAGATGAAGATATAGTCCATTCTATATAGAAATATATAGCAGTTTAATTAATTTTAAAAAATAATATTATGAAAAAAACTAAATGTCCAAAATGTAATAAAGAAAATACAAATGCCATTCTTTTAGAATGTAGTGCTACACATATAACAGAAACTTGTAAAAATGTTATAGGATTTAAAAAATCTATTTGGAATTATTTGTTTTTTACAGATGCTTCAAAACCCATATTTTGTAATTTTATAGGATGGATGGATTTTGAAAATAAAGATAAATGGATTAAAATTAAGTAAACGCATATAAGAGTTACGTCTTATATGGAATATAAAAGAAAATTGGTAAATTTTGCCCCTTTATATAGTAATATATAATTGAATTCAGAATCCTAGAAATAGGGGTTAAAAAATTAAAAAGAATATAAATTATGATAACTTTTTATAAAAAATTAAAAGGACAATATATTTATAAAGATTATAATGATGGTTATTATAGTTATTATAAAATAGAAAATGAAAAACTATCACAAATATTATCATTTAAAATTGGTAAAACAAATTCTTGTAGTAGTGAAAATATAAGTAATATTAGTATAAGGATAGATGATACAGAAATAGTTAAAGAAATATTTCATTCGTTTGCTAGAAATAATAATATATTATATACTATGCAAAATGTAACTAAAAATAGTTATAATGACTTATTAAAAATAGGATTTAAAGACTATTTTAGATTTCCTGGTAAATATACAAGTAATTATGGTCATAAGGTAAAAGTTGAAGAATGTTTATCATTAATGTTTTTAACATGTCTAAGTATGAAAAAAGCTTTAATAAAAACAAATGAACTAATATCTAAAATACATGATGATATTATAGTAAATAATAATGTTGAAATTAATAAAAAATATTATTTATGTAGAATACCTACTAAAACTTTAACAAAAAATAAAATATATAATGTTTTGATAGATACAAATAATACAATAACTATTATTAATGATAATAAAAATAAAATTACTATTGGAAAAAATAAATTTGAAGAAGTAACTTTTTAATTAATTAGCTAACGGGGAAAACCTTTAAAAAATAAAATATGGAAATAGAATTTAATAACGGTATTAAAAAAACCACAACTGACTGTTGTGCAATGTGTCAAATAAGTAAAGTAAATAATGATACACCAATAGAAGAAATAAAAAAAGTAATAAATTATTTGAAAGTACAAAAAGATGCTAATGTAGAAGTTGGTATAACTACAGGAAATGGTCAAACTGCCGTTTTTACAATTGTTTCTCCTGGTGAAAATATTTTAGAAAAAAATCTAATAAAATTAGGATTTGAAAATAAACATTTATTTGAAAGAAGAGTTGGTTATCCAAATATAGGTAACTTAAAAATGTATATTAAAAATTTATAGTATGAAAGAACATTTAGTTTCTTGTAAAGGTGTTTATTTTAAGGTTAAGAATGATAAAAGTCAATTAAAAGTATCACGAAAAGATGCTAATTGTTTTGTATCTTTACCTTCTAATGAATATTTTAGTTCAAGACCATCATATATAACATTATATAATTATGAATGTAAAACAACTAAAGAATTCACTGATTTTTATATAAATTATATAATTGATATGTTAAAATTAGAAAATGTAATATTAAAAAAAAATATAATTACATTTAAAGCTTTTCCTGAAAGAAAGAAAAATTTATTAGTATTAACACTGTTAAGAATATTATTTGAAGAAATGCGAGAATTTAATAACAAAATGAATATAAAAAATGTTCTTAATGTTAAATTTTTAAATAATTTAAAAAATGGCACTTGTGAATATACTGAAAAATTAGAAAGATTTTGTTATTTTTATAAAAATTTAATTGAAAATCCAGAAAATGTACAATATTGGTCAGAAGGTCATACACCTAAACCATGGTTAACAGTAATTAAAAATTATGAAGATTTTAAAAATACTAATTTTATAAATATTGGAGTAAATGACTTTTTTTATGGAAAAAAATAAAGATAATCCCGTGCCGTCACTTGATAATTTAAAAAAAGAATTTTATAACAGAGAAGATTTGTGGACATATGATAGTGGAACCACAGTTGAAAATGTTTTTAAATTTTTAAAAGAAAAATTACAAAACGGTGTAGAGACTAACAAGGAACAACCTAAAAAATTACCTACACATTTTAAAATTATAAAAGGTCCTTGGATTAATTATAGTTTTATAAATGTAGATAAATGGTATAAAATATCTGAATTACAATTATATAATAACCAAGTAAGCTGTAAAAGTTTTGCTTGGATAAATATAAAAGATTGTATTTTTAAATAGGTTGATGAGATAGTCCGAACTATATGGTGACATATAGAATGTAGCAGAAATGACTACATCCCCAAGTAAAATAGGCAAGGGTTAGCCTCTTAACAACAACAGTAACCTTGCGTGAAAACAAGACCCGAAATATAAATAAATAGGTATAACCTATTGATATATAAGTTAAAGCTGGTAACTGTTAAGAATATCTTGGGAGTAACAAACTTGAAAACTCAAATAGCTGATTGGCTATTTTTGTATAATACTATTCAACAAGTTATTGATAATAATTTAAATATTCGTTTAAAAATATTCTATTTTACTTTAGAGATGTCTAAAGAGCAAAAAATGTTATCAGCATTTTCTAATATACTTTATGCAAAAGAAGGTATTAGAATAGCTCCTAAAGACCTTAGAAGTACTAAACAAGAATTAAGTGAAGAAAATTTAAAATTAATATCAAAATATGAAGTCTATTTTAATAAAATAGAAGAAATTGTAGAATTTATAGATGACATAAGAAATCCTTTTGGTATTTATAAATTTATGAGAGATTATGCTTCAGTTAATGGAGTACAACATAAAAGAATTATTAAAACTAATGATAATAAAACTATTGAAGTTGATGATTATTATGAACCAAATGACCCTGATGAATATGTAATGATGTTTATAGACCATATAGGTCTTATATCACCAGATTCAGAAAATGGAGAAAAACTTAATTTACATCAATCAATAGTTAAATTATCATCAGATTATTTATTAAGACTTAGAAATAAATATAAATATATACCTGTTGTTATACAACAACAGGCTGCAGCTCAAGAATCTCTTGATAATTTTAAAGCTAACAAACTTAAACCTAGTTCTGATGGATTAGGTGATTGTAAACTTACATATCGTGATGCTGATGTTATAATTGGATTATTTAGTCCTTTTAAATATGAAATTAGAGAATATATGGGATATGATATTACTTTTTTTAAAGATAATATTAGATTTTTAGAGATTATTGGTGGTAGAGAAGGTGGCGGTGGTGAAATATGTCCATTATATTTTGATGGTGCAGTTAATTATTTTAAAGAACTACCAAAGACAGAAGATATACAAGGGCTTAAAAAAGTTTATGACTATATTAAATATGTAGTAAGAATATAAAAATAATAATAAACTCTTTGATTGAAGATAAACAATAGGTTAAGTATTACATACTATAAACTGTATTAGCAGTTATGTTTATTGTAAATTAATATCAAATGAAGAATGTTTTAAACAAGCGAGTCTATAACTCGGTAGGATATATCCACTAAAATTTGGACAAAGAGTTTATTTATTAAATTAATAAAATGGAAAAAGGAGAAAGATTTAATGAAGGAAAATTAAAATGGAGTTTAGTTTCATGGAAAGCATTAGAACCAATGGTTCAAGTATTAATGTTTGGAGCTAAAAAATATGCACCTAATAATTGGAAAAAAGGTGTAAGTTATACAGAAACTTGTGAAAGTTTACAAAGACATATAAATTCTTTTTTAGAAGGTGAAGATATTGATAAAGAAAGTAAAATTGTTCATATAGGACATATACTATGTAATGCAATGTTTTTATCATATATGTTTTTATTTAGAAAAGATATGGATAATAGATATATTGATGAAAATTTAAAAAAATGAGAAAAAGCGATGTAAATAATTTAGAACAATTAGAATTATATTATAATAAAGCTAGAAAAATAAAATTTAATAAAGATTATAAAATAAAAAGTATAGATGATATAAGACAATTATTTTTTTGTGACTGTAAAAAAACTGTATATACAAGAAATGGTCATCATTGTGATAATAATAAATATAGAAGTTTTAATGATTTTTTCTTAATATGTAAATATTATTTTCCTGAAAAAACTATTAGTGAAATATCTAAAGAATTTATAAATAAAGAAACTGAATTAGAAAAAGAAAAAAAACCTTCATTATATATGAGATATTGTCCTAATATTAAAAAAACAAATATAGCAGGATTATATCCTTATGGATATGATAAAACTAAAATTAAATATAAAAGTACTGCTAAAATAGAATTTGGTTTTCCAATTAGATTTTCTTTTGAAGAAATAATAGATAATTAAACAATAAATAATGTGGAGGTATATGGTCGGATGAAAATGAAATGATAGAATTACCAAATAATATTACAAAATCAGCACGTATAAACCCTAAAACTATGGTTATCTTTAGCCAGCCTAAAATGGGAAAAACTACTGTTGTAGCAGAATTAGAAAACTGTTTAATCATAGATTTAGAAGATGGTTCACAATTTGTGAATGCATTAAAATATGATGTTATTGGAGAGGCAAAAAAAGAAAATAAATTACCATTAGTTATATTAAAACAATTAATGGAAGCTATTAGTAAATCAAATGAATCTAGAAAAGGTTATACATATAAATATATAGCTATTGATACTGTAACTGCATTAGAAGAGATTGTTTTACCTTTAGCAAATAAAATGTATAGAGATACTCCACAAGGTAGAAATTGGACAGGAAATGATGTTACAGAATTACCACAAGGTGCAGGATATAGATTTACTAGAAAAGCTTTACAAATTATTTTAAATGAATTAGAAGAATTATGTGATACTTTAATTATTTTAGGTCACATAAAAGATAAACTCATTGAAAAAGATGGTGAAGAAATGAATGAAAGAGGATTAGATTTAGCTGGTAAAATGCCTGCAATCTTATGTTCAAAAGTAGATGCTATAGGTTATCTATACAGAGATGAAAATGAAACAATTATAAATTTTAAACCTTCTGAAAAATTATTATGTGGTTCAAGAAGTGAACACTTAAAAGGTAAAAAAATAATTGTTGCTAAATCTGATGAAAATAATAAAATTTCAATAGATTGGTCTCAAATTTTTATAAATGAATAAATGAATAATAAAATAAATAAATATATATGTTTGATTTAAACGGAAATGATTTTCAAGAAAGTACTATTTTTAATAATGGTAAAGCGGGATTAGTGAAAAATGTAAGTATCTCAATAGAGAAAAAACAAGGTGAAGGAAATACTCCAGATTATAAACTTATTGCAAAAGATGCATTAGGTACAATTAATGTTGGGTTTTATTATGTAACCCCTAATTCTTCTAAAACTGAAGAACAAAACAATCAATATGAAAAACAACAAGTTTCAAGAATTGTTCATATAGCTAGAGCAGTGCTAGGAAAAAGCTATCCTTTTCCAGCAGTAAGTTCGTCAAAAGAAGCGTATGATGTACTTTTTGATTTAATTATAAAAAACTGTAATGGTAGAAAATTCAATATTTTTACTACTTATGGTACAGCTAATAGACCTAGTAAATATCTATCTTTTAGATATTTTAGTTTTATTGAACCAGCTGAAAACGAAGTAACTACACTTTTTACTAAAGCAGGTGATTTACTTGAAAGAGTAGTGGAAGATTCAAATGATAATAAAGATGATTCTATGAATTTTAAAAACATGGATGCTTTAAATTTTAAATTATAAAATAACTGATAAAGGGGGTATAAAAACCCCCTTATATCTTTAAATTAAAAAAAAAGATGACAATAAATTTAAACAAAAAACTAGTTACAAAAGAATTATTATTAAAACATGTGCTAGATATAGAAATATATCTTCATTATAGTAAACAAAATGTTGTTATAAAAAAACCTATGTTGTCACCTTTAAGAACAGAATTAACACCTTCATTTGGTTATTTTATGGGTGAATCAGGAGAAATATGTTTTAATGATTTTAAATTAGGTAAAGGAGATTGTATAAAATTTGTACAAATCATGTTTGATTTAAATTACTTTGAAGCTTTAAGTAAAATTGTAATAGATTTTAAATTAACTGATAAATTTTATTATAAAAATTTACAATCTAATCATAATAAA